AGTTTTGAAACATCACAACCTAAGTCGTAATCTTCATTAAACCATTTTACTTTTGTATTTGTCATTATTGTTTCCTTTCATTATTATTTATTTATACAAAATATATATTTATTTATTGAAGTCAATATACAAAATATATTTTTTTTAGTTAGATTAGAATAATTCTAATGTGTGTTATCCTGGCAACACTGTTGTAATAATATCACAGACCAAATAACTTTGATTGATTGAAATGTTGTGAGGGTTAGAAGTAAGATTGAATAGAAAGTTGTTATCCTAATGTATAGAAAATTTTTTGTTGTTCTCGTAAAACTTCGGTCAGTATTGTTGACCTATCTTATAAGGACCATTTAAAAAGAATTTTATTTATAATTAATGATAACGTTTTCTTATCGAAACACTACAATGTATATATTTATAAAGTAGGATCTCTTTTTTTCATTTGCTAGACCCCCCTATACCCCCTAAAACGACCGCAGTTTATTATATATATATACACCGAACTTCAGGACACCCTTATACACACACACTTCTTTTGTTTTCATTCCACATAAAATAAACTATATGTTGTATATGAATTACTTTTCATCAGAAGATCTAGATTGTGTTTGCTATATTGAAGAAAAAACTAACAATGTTGTAATCAAATTCTTTGGTATGCCTAATAATGACTCTGCACAATTATTTACATCTTACATCATGATGAAAATAGGATTTGAATATACACCTTTTGGAGAAGATAATTATAGTAAATTAGTTCACTAATTATGGACATCAAAATACCCTATACCCCAAGAAAGCACCAAGCCTATTTGCACAAAAAAATAGATAAGAATAGATGGAATGTATTAGTTTGCCATAGAAGGTTTGGCAAAACAGTATGTATGATTAACCATTTAATTAGGTCAGCATTACTGTCCAAACTCAAGAACCCAAGATTTGCTTATATAGCTCCTACCTTCAAACAAGCAAAAAGTATTGCATGGGATTACATGAAACAGTTTACCGCCAAGATACCCCACACCAAGTTTAACGAGACAGAGCTGCGTGTAGACCTACCTAATGGTTCTCGTATTACCTTGCTAGGCTCAGAGTCTCCAGATGGATTAAGAGGTATATATCTAGATGGTTGTGTTATTGATGAGTACGCAAATGTAAACAGTAAGTTATTCCCAGAAATTATTAGACCAGCATTATCAGATCGTAAAGGCTACTGTGTGTTTATTGGTACACCTATGGGAATGAACAATAACTTCTATGAATTATACCAACACGCACAAGGTGCGGAAGATTGGTTTAACTACAAGGCAAAAGCTAGTGAAACATTAATCGTAGACAATGATGAGTTGGTCAAGGCAAAAGAGGTTATGGGTGAAAAGAAGTATAACCAAGAGTTCGAGTGCGATTGGATAGCAAACATTGAGGGTGCAGTATATGGAGATGTAATTGCAAAACTAGATGACGACAAACAATTATCTAGAGTTCCCTACGATCCTTCACTACCAGTATCAACAGCATGGGATCTTGGGGTCTCCGACCATAGTGCTATTATATTTTATCAGCAGCTTGGCAGAAGCATAAGCATTATTGATTATCATGAAGAGAGAGGTCAAGGTTTACCTTACTATATCCAGCTTGTAAAAGAAAAGGAGTACGTCTACAAAGATCACTTTGCACCACACGACATTGAAGTTACTGATTTCGGAAATGGCAAGACCAGGAGAGAGGTCGCATACCAATTAGGAATTAGGTTTAAGGTAGTTCCAAAAATTCCACTAGAGGATGGTATACACGCAACCACAATGACTCTGCCTAGATGTTGGATAGACACAGACCATTGCAAAAAATTAATAGATGCGTTAAGACATTACCACAGGAAGTATATTGATAAAAATAGAATGTTTAGATCAAAGCCTGTACATGATTGGAGTTCACATGCTTGTGATGCAATGCGTTACCTTGCTGTTGGACTACAGGAAATTAACACTAGACAATCAGCTCCACAAAGTGTAGCAGATAATAGTTACAGAATTATATAGGATTATTATGGGATTTTTAAGACCACAAGCACCACCACTACCGCCAGTACCACCTGCACCAGACCCACCTTCAACAGAAATGTCATCAGAAGAAAAAGAAGCTCTTGCAAAAGAACAGGCAGCAGTTGAAAGAAGAAGAAGAGGTAGAAAGTCTACAATACTTACTTCACCACTTGGTATACAAGAAGATGAAGATTCAAAACTAGAAACTTTATTAGGTAAATAATATGATTGGTAAAATGATTCCAAAATTACTAAACAAAGCAGAAATAAAAAAGTTATTTAAAAAAACAATAAATATTAAAACTAAAACTAAAACAAAAAAATATGTTTCTTCATCTAAAAATGGAGTAGTAACTTCTAAGAGTTTATTGTCAAAAAATATAAAAATATCTAAAAAAAAATTACTAGGAGCATAATGTTAGAAAAAATTAAAAAAATTTTTAAAAGAAAACCAAAAGCAAAAAAAGAGGTTGAGCAAAAAGTAGAACCTATAATTTTAGCTGAAGATAAAACTTTTGAAAACGAAATTAAAAAACCAGAAGTTAAATCTGAAACAAGAGAAACAAAATCAGAAACAAAATCAGAAACAACTTCATCATTAACATTCGGAGAATAATATGAGTGTAGGACCATCAGCAAAAAATGACAGTCCAAATAATACAAGAATGGTAACACCACCACCAAAAAAAAGTATTACAACTAGAGTTATAGATTCTAGTAAAAATCTTATTACTGCTAGAAAAAGAGCTGCTCATAATCTTGCTGGTCTTATTCCTGGTCAAAAAGAAAGATTAAAAAACTATAGAACTGATTACAGAAATTATTTAACTTCAAAAGGTTCTACTCCAGATTTTTTACAAGATGATAAAAACTTAACTAGCTTTGAAACTTACGACAAATTAATAAATTATAAACCAACTCAAAGAAATCCAAATGAAAAAGAACCACTAAACTACGCAAATTATTTGGCTGACGTAAAAGGAAACTATGGTTTAAAACTTGCTGGTAATGTAGGTCAACTAGGTACTAGATCTGCTGTTAGAGATGCAGCGGGTAATATTACTGGATATAAATTTGATAATGTAGACAAAGATGGTAATATAACTCCAAAAGGTGGCGATAATAAAAATGTTAGTAGTCGTAATCAAATAAAACCAGTAATGTTAGATGCAAGAATATCACCTACAGAAGCTGAGGTATCACAAAGTGCTGCAACAGAAGCAGAATCAGAAGCATACGATTTAAGAAAAACAAAAAAAAGAGGAAGATCAATTACAAGATTAAAATCAACAAAAGCTGTAGATGATAAATTAATATTAGGTAAACGAAGTTTATTAGGAGCATAATGGCAAGAACAGATTTAAGTAAAAGTTTATTATCAAGATATGAAAAACTAGAAGGTCAAAGACAAAACTGGGAAACGCATTGGCAAGAGGTTGCAGATTATATGCAGCCAAGAAAAGCAGATGTAACTAAAAGTAGAGCTAGAGGTGATAAACGAATGGAGATGATCTTTGATTCTTCTCCAATACAAGCAGTAGAATTATTAGCAGCATCACTACATGGTATGCTAACAAATCCATCAACACCTTGGTTTACCCTAAGATTTAAAGATGAAGATGTTGAGAATGAAGATGAAGCAAAAATTTGGTTAGAGTCTGCAACAGAAGCAATGTACACAGCATTTAACAGATCAAACTTTCAACAAGAAATATTTGAATTGTATCATGACTTAATTACATTTGGTACAGCTTGTATGTTTATCGAAGAAGATGATGAAGATTTAATTAAATTTTCAACAAGACATATCAACGAAATATTTATTGCAGAGAATGATAAAGGTAGAATAGATACAATATTTAGAAGATTTAAAATATCTGCTAGAGCTGCAGTACAAAAATTTGGTGATAATGTTTCATCAGATATTCAAGGTATTTTTAAAAAAGATCCTTACCAAGAAGTAGAAATATTACACGCAGTTTATCCAAGATCAGACTTTAATCCTAAGAAAAAAGATAAAGAAAATATGCCATTTGAATCTGTTTACTTAGAATATAAAAATGGAAATGAATTATCTATATCTGGATTCAAAGAGTTTCCTTTTGTAGTACCAAGATACTTAAAAGCATCAAACGAAATTTATGGTAGATCTCCAGCAATGACAGCTTTGCCAGACGTTAAGATGTTAAATGAAATGTCAAAGACTACAATTAAAGCTGCACAGAAACAAGTTGACCCACCACTATTAGTTCCAGATGATGGTTTCTTATTACCTGTTAGAACTGTACCAGGTGGATTAAATTTTTATAGAAGTGGTACTAGAGATAGAATTGAACCATTAAACATTGGTGCAAACAATCCATTAGGATTAAACATGGAAGAGCAAAGAAGGGATGCAATTAGAGCTGTGTTTTATGTTAATCAGTTAATGATGCAACAAGGTCCGCAAATGACAGCAACAGAAGTTATCCAAAGAAACGAAGAGAAGATGAGATTACTTGGTCCAGTATTAGGTAGACTACAATCAGAATTATTAAAACCATTAATTGATAGAGTTTTTGCAATATTACTTAGAAACAATATGTTACCACAAGCACCAGAGTTTTTGTCTGGCAGAGATGTAGAAATAGAATATGTATCTCCACTTGCTAAAGCACAAAAATCTTCAGAGCTACAATCTATTATGAGAGCAATAGAAATTTTAGGTAGCCTTGCAAACGTAGCACCAGTATTTGATTATGTTAATTTTGACAATCTTGTGAAACACTTAGCAGATATAGTTGGTATGCCACAGAAATTATTAAAATCACAAAACGAAGTTAATGCTCAAAGACAAGAACAAGCAGCACAAGCTGAACAACAACAACAAATGGCACAGATGCAACAAGTTGCACAAGCCGCAGGAGATGTAGCACCACTAGCAAAAGCATTGCCAGACGAAGCAAGAGCTGTAGCAAATGCTGAAGTGGAATAATATGGAACCAAATAAACAACTAGAGAAATTTATAGAAGGGTTAAGAAAAAATTACGAATACATATTCAATACAGATGAAGGCAAAGAAGTCTTAATCGATCTTGAAAAAAGATGTCATTATCATTCTACCACTAACGTCAAAGGGGATAGCCATGAGAGTGCATATATGGAAGGACAGCGTAGTGTCATTCTATTTATTAAATCAATGCTACGAAAGGATAAAGGAAAATAAATATGTCAAGCGAACAGATAACACAGGAAACTGTGCCTGTAGAAACAACGACTACAGAAACAGTAACACCACC